TGATGCTTTAGAAGAAATGTGCCGAAAAGGTGAAATCGGACGAATTATTGTTGATGAAAGCCACGTTTGTAAGTCTTGGGAATCCGACCAAACACAAGCTTTGCTCAGATTAAAGTCAGCACCGTATAAAATAGCTATGACAGGCACTCCGATAATGAATAAAAACCTTGATTTATATCCTATTATGAACTGGTTAGGATATGAGAATAGAAATTATTGGGAATTTCGTGAAAGATATTGTCGTTTAGGTGGTTATAAGGGAAAACAAGTTATTGGAGATAAAAATAACCCTGAATTACACAACAGATTATCACAATTTATGCTTAGAAGATTAAAAGAGGACGTTTTAGACCTTCCTGAAAAGATAATTATTGATGAATATCTCGAAATGGACGGAAAACAATGGGCATTATATGAAAAAACCGATAAACTTATGAAAGCTGACCTTGCTATGATGAAGGGAAACAAAAATCAGCTACTTGCCGCAATGTCAGCACTTAGAAAGGTAACTTGCCACCCCGCATGGCTCAACCCTGAGATTAATGAGTCAGTAAAATACGAACGTGCTTTACAAATTATAGCAGAAGCAGTATCTAACGGACAAAAAACAATCCTTTATAGTAACTGGACTACACCATTTACTTCAGACATAGAATGTTTAAATCTGAAAAAATGTTTAGAAATGTACAATCCTGCTATGATTATAGGTGAAACAAAAGACAGACAAGCTGAAATTGATAAATTTCAAACGGACCCAACGTGTATGCTCATGATTGGTTCTATAGGAGCTATGGGTGTAGGAATTACCCTCACGGCAGCTTCCAACGTAATATTTTTAGATGAGCCTTGGAATAAAGCTATAAAAGACCAAGCAATAGACCGTGCTCACAGAGTAGGAACAAAACATTCCGTTAATGTGTATACTTTAATTTGTAAAAATACAAAGGATGAAGGTGTCCATAATACTGTGTATAAAAAGGGCAGATTAGCTGATGAAATAGTGGATGGAGTTTCACCTGACGAATTATATAATATTTTAGAAAATTACTAATAAATATTAAAACTATATACGAATCATTTTAGTATAATTACATGAGGGGGCTAATTAAAAAAGGAGAGTGCCGAGTTGATTAAAGAGATTAGAGCATCTGCCAGAACAAGCTTTAAAATCCCTACACAACAAAATGGAGATGTATTTTATACGTTTGAATACGGTGAGACTAGGGAAGATGATTATTCATCTCAAGAAAAATATGAACAGGATAAAGCTTTATTATGGCAACAAGTAAATAATGAAGTTGCTAAACAAATAAAAGAAACCTATAAGCAATATGGAATAGAAATTTAATGGAAGAAAATATTTTTCATTATGTGGATTTAGATAATATTACGATAATAAGCAATGATATAATTCTAAATCCCAAAATAGATATGTATACATTAGGTGTATACATAAAATTAAAGTATCTAAGTGAAACGGGCAAAGACTTAGATGAGATTTTAACGTTTGGAAGTGAGCAATTTATTCGTACAGCCTTAGAAAGATTAAGGCAAGAAAATTATATTAAGGGAGAGTTTTCATGGGACAACAAATAAATATCGAGGTTATTATAGAGAATGATTATAATATAGTACCTAATAAACCATTATCAGGTAAACACGAACTTAGCTGGGATGCCAGCGGTGTGTGGGTAAGGTGTATTAAAAATGTATCTGGTTGGCATCTTAATTGGGATACATTTGAAAAACTGCACGGAATATCTAAACAAAGACGTATAATTGCCTTAAAAGAGCTAAAAAAGAAAAAATATTGTGTGGAAAAATCATTTATGCAGGGTAAAGTGCCTTGTTATGTCTATTATTTCAGTAAACTTCCTATGGTTGATGAGCTGGTAGATTACCTAGAGAAAACACCTTATGAATTAATTCCAAAAATTTTAGACAAAGAAACAGTTCAAAAAATTTTGCAGATTTTGAAAAGCAAATCTGCATATGCAGATTTGCATAAGCAGATTTGCATATCCACATACTATAATAATACTAATATAAATAAAACTAATTTAAATAATACTAATTTTAACAATAAATCCCAAGCAAGCTTGGGAGATGGAGTCAATTCATCTTTTTCTTTTAATTCAAATAAACATGATATACATGATACATGTATTCAAGTTTTACATGATTCTGCCGAAGGCTCAACTTTTAGTAATGAAATTGATAAAACTGAATTAAACTCAAGTGGGGCGAGCTTAACAAAACTTCACAATTCTTCACAAACTGTTACAAATCCCGTGAGTCCGAGTATCAAAAAGAAGAGTTCTAAAACCTATAAAGGAACAAATGCTGAGGGTAAACTTACGAAAAATAAAGCAGAAGTTTTAGCAGCCCAACCGAAACAATCTTTGAATGATGTTATGGTAGAACAAATGGGTATTGTTGCAGGAAATCAAACAGAAGATGAGAAAGCCGTTGCTCGTCAGAACACTGAAACCAAAAAACAAAAGGCGGCTTCTGATGAAATAAAAATGGAATTTGTTAAAGAGGGAATAAGAACGAAAAGGAAAACAAAAAGAGAGGGTTTAATCTTTAGGTACATAGATGCTGATTTTCAAGGTGAGTTGAATAAAGTATTAAAAGATTACTTTACATTTTACATTAGTAGCGGAAAACCTATTCAGGAAGTTAATTATAGGTACATGATTCAAGATTTGGAAAAGTTTTCTGGCGGGGATGAAAATAAGAAACTTGAGATTGTAAAACGTTCTCTTACAAATTGTTGGATGAATTTTTATGCGTTGAAAGAAAATGATAAGTCATCAAGTTCTGTCAAATCAGCTACAGAAGTAATGAAAGAACGTATATCGGATGAAAAGCCTGTAACTAAGTCTGCCAGTGAGCTTTTAAAAGAAAGGTTAAGTAAGGTGAAGTAATATACAATGTATATCAAAAATCTTTGAGTATAATTACATGGAATACTAAAACGGAGAAATTACATGGGAGATTCGATAAATTATAAAGTACCTTGTTGGTTCGGCTGTAAAAGAAAATCAGATAATCCTGATTGCAGAAAAACTTGTCATTTATATCTGCATATGAATTATTTCATTACAAATTGCGGGATGCCTGATGCAGATAGATATTTGAAGGTATTGCAACCTTCTGAGGCTGACATTGAAGCTTTTCAAAGGTTAGAAGAATTACGTTCCAATATTAAATCGTTTGTAGAAGACGGCAAGACTTTATATATCGGCTCTTTAGAAACAGAAACAGGAAAAACAACGTGGTCAATAAAACTGATGTATAGATACTTTTATGAAATCTGGTCTGGAAGTGATTTTAGACCAAGAGGATTTTTCTTGTATGTGCCTGAATTTTTGCAGAAGATAAAATTAAATGAGTTTAAAAATTCTTTTGAATTTAAGGAGTTAGACAGTATTTTAAATAATGCGGATGTAGTTATCTGGGATGATATAACAAATCAAAAACTTACTGACTATGAACAAAATTTTTTAAATACTTATATTACAAGAAGGATACAACGAGGTAAAGCTAACATTTTTAATGGTATGATACCTGAGGATTTTGAGCAGTCTTTGGGGAACATTTTAGCATCACGTATTAAAAAGAGTGAGTTGATTGCTTTAAACGGTTAAGATTTGGGTTGATTAAGGAGAGAAAATGTTAGCATTAGCTGGTTATCAAATTATAAATAAGATTATCCAAACGAAAGAGTTTGGGATTATAAAAGCCAATGGACTTGAACCTAAAGAGTTTGTTGGTTACGAAAATGAAATACAGTACATTATAGACCATTATAAAAAATTTGGTAATGTACCTGACGGACTTACTTTTACAGCAAATTTCCCTGAGTTTGAATACAGTGAGGTTCAGGAATCAGATGAATATTTGGTTGACCAGTTGCATGAACAGTATGGTTATCAAAAATTTAACGACTTTTTACCAGAATTTAATAAAAAGTTAAAAGAAGATAGCCGTGCAGCTTATGAGTTTATGATGCAAGAGGCTAAAAACACCCTAAAACCTCATACTGTTTGTAAAGGTATTGATATTATTGCTAATGCTCAGGAAAGATATGATATATATGCCACACGTAATCAAACACAGACTGTAGCCACTATATCTACAGGTTTTAAAGAATTGGATGAGATATTTGGCGGTTGGGAATATGGTGATGAATTAGTTACAATAGTGGCAAGAACTAACGTTGGTAAATCTTGGATACTTATGAAATTTTTAACCGAGGCTTGGAAGCAGGGTAAAACGGTTGGTTTATATTCAGGGGAAATGAATCACATAAAACTTGGTTACAGGTTTGATGCTTTATTCGGACATTATTCTAACCGTTGTTTGGTTAGAGGTGCTCAGGTAGACGGTTATCAGGAATATATAAGTAACCTTCCGAATTTACCAGGCAAATTAATTATTGCAACTCAGGAGCATTTTCACGGAAGACCTACAGTAAGCAAAATTCGTAATTTCATTGAAGAAAACAATATTGAAATAATGGGTATTGACCAATTATCCTTGATGGATGACGGCAGGGCTTCGAGAAATGACCCGCCGCGTATGAGATTATCTCATATATCAGAAGATTTATTCTTATTGAGTTCCGAATATAAAATACCTATACTAGCCTTGGCACAGGCAAACCGTGCAGGTATTAAGAATGATGAAAACTCAATGGATGCTCCTGGACTTGAAAATATCAAGGAATCAGACGATATTGCTCATAACTCATCAAAGTGTATTGGTATGAGACAATGGAACGGTCACTTGATTTTAGATATTATTAAAAACCGTGAAGGTCGTGTCGGAGATAAATTGATGTATACTTGGGATATTGATACAGGTCATTTCACTTATATCCCTACAGCTAATGATGCGGCAGTTGCTACGACACGTCAAACGGTTGCAACACAAGCTGTAGCCAGTGCAAAAGCCGATATTACTGCTTGTCCGTTTTAGGAGTTGTTATATGAGAACGAAAAAAGAAATTAAAAAAGCAAGAGATTTAAGAAAACGTATTAAACTTGAAAAAGCAAGGTTGAGAGCCAGAAGAATTAAACCCAGAAAGAAAAGATATGTTTGGGTTACTGTAAATGGTTTATCTGTAGAAACAATGAACAGATTAAAAGAAATGGCTCAAAAACATGGCATGAGTATTGAAAAATATGCGGAAAAATTAATCAGAAGAGGTATAAAAGAGTGGATGAAACAATCAACTGTAAATCAGGTACAATAATTGATATTCAATATCGTTTACAAAATATGGGATTGCAGGAATTAATTATACAGGATATAACTATTTCATCTGATAAAGAGTATCAGACAAAACGTGGTTTGAATACATTTTCGGACGATTCTTTTTATAAAGTTGGTGACGAAGTTACTTTTTTGTTGATGGGGGATACGATTTCTAATATCCGTTTAGCTTAAATCAACTGTTTTAACATAAAGGTTGACTTTTTATTTAAAAGTGGTATAATAAAATAGAAAGGAAATCTTTTATGAATATTCAAGATATAAAAATCGGTGATTTACTGACTGTGTGGGATGCCTTGGAAGGTGATTCCGTTGGCAGAATAATTGAAATACTCCCAAGTAGTAAATATTGTCACGGTTATGCCGTAAAGGTAGAACTCTTATTTGGGCGTAATTTGAAACCGATGAGTCGTTACAGTTATTTAGATACAGAGAATATTCAACCGTTGAAAATAGCTTTGGAAAAAGCTGAGAATAATATTAAGAAGTTACAGGAAAATTTAAATAGATGTAAGGAACTGTGCCGATGCAAGAATTAATTGATAAAGTGAATAAAAAGCTAAAAGGTACTCTAAAAAATCCTGATGATTTCAAGCCTTATTCTTTGACAGTGAACGGAAATCGTTTAATTTTATATCGTGGTGATATGGAATTTATTCGTTCTTATAGTTTTGAGAATGATATCGAGGGCTTTTTGAGAAGTTTGTTATAAAAAGTTACCGAATTGTGCTGTTATTTGTCAAAAAATTGTTAAAAAGAATTTATTGATAACCTCGCTTAAAAATCTAGTATAATCATGTAGAAGGGCATGATTATACTATATGATTTCAGTTCGTGGATTACCGATACTTGTAAGTGAAGAAGAGATACTTGCTACAATAAGAGAGCAGGTATTACAACAGCAGGGAAGAGAGATTCTCAGGAAGATTAAACGTTCCGGGAATAATGTCATGGTTTGTTGTCCGTTTCATAATGAAGGGCAGGAAAGAAAACCATCTTGTGGTATTTCAGTTGTTGCTAAAAAAGACCATCCAGCAGGTACTTACCACTGTTTTGCTTGCGGGTCAACAGGTACTTTTGAAGAATTTGTTGCTGGTTGTTTCGGTATGTCTGAAAAATCATGGGGAGAAAGGTGGCTTTTAAATAATTTTATAACGGGAGAATCATTTGAAAGACCCGATATTCCTATGGATATAGGTAGAATAAATATTTTGGAAAAGAAAGC